GAGAGAGAACCGCCATCTCTATACGCAGGATGTCTGACACCTTGTCCTCTGTATGCGTCTATTCTATCTGCGTGTAATAAGACAGAATGATCCCAATGAATTGGGCTAATTCTGTTAAGTGGATTGTCCTCCATTTATATACTCCCTCACTAAAGTGTTTTCTAATAATTTTTCTCGTAGTTGTACGAGGATCTTGTCACGCTTACGAGCCAAAGTAGTTTTAGGTATACCTAATACGCGTTCGACTTCTCGTAAACTGAGACGTTCAAATAGTAAAGCGTTTACTATCCATAGATCTTCTGCATCTAAAGATTCAACAGCTTCTATAACAGCTTCACGTAACAGGAACCTTTCTTCTTTTGATATGCGAGGTTCTTTATGTGCAGCTGTTTGCTGTATTGATTCTATTGCAGTAGATGGTTGACCTTTTGTGTTTGTTAAATCAAATAGCCAAGCGTACTCTACTGGGTCACGCAGTATTTCCCGCTTGCTCATTGAGCCAGATCACCTCTGATTGTATTGCGTAGTATTCTTTCCCTTCAGGAAAGCTGTCTACTCTTGCTTGCTTACACATTTTGTTCAGCTCATTCAACTCTATATACGCATGACGATCCTTATGAGAATCGTATACGAACAGTTTGACAGGATGTTCCTTTGCCCATTTACGCAAAGCATCCATCTTGTCTAACTTAAGCTTGAGTGTCTGGTCTTGTCCAAACCCTTGCACCTCTACGAAACATTCACTTGTTAAATAGTCGGGTGTGTATCGTATTAGTGGGGGTAAGGATGACATTCTGAGAGGTGGTCTGTTTAATCCAAAGCGCACATAATTAACTGGGCTTACTTCTTCAAATTTTCTTTCAGCTATGTCACCCATGGTTTGTAAGCGTCGTTCAAAATTTTCGTTTTTAAAGCTCATTGTTATACCTTTATCGCGTCTACTTGTACTACCTGTCTGTCATTAGCAATGATTCCTGCGCGTTGGATTCCATCCAACGCAAGCTTGATGTAGTTATCTATGTCACCACGTAGTTTGGTTGACCATTTTTCATCAGCTGGAATTATAGTTACGAACGTGCAGTCCTCTTTGAACATGAGTTCTATACGCACGTTGCCTTCAAAGACAGGGTGGTCACCCCCCACTGATTCTTCATACGCTTTTTCTGCGCGTACAGTTTCAGCAGGGGTGTAGACTCTTCCCTTTCGTGACATTCTTGGTCTGCCTTTCGGCACTGGTCTTTCTCTTACATGAAAAGAGAACTCAGTTGGCTCTTCTTCCTGCTTCGGAGACGAGCCTTTCGATTTGCCTGTCACAATCATTCCTTCCAGTGAACTTCGGACCTTCTTCGTACCATGAACTCAGTCTTGAGTCCAAGTCCTTAGTCCATGAAACCACATCTGAAGAGGAATATCCAGTTTCAAACATTGCACGTGCAAATCTGTTAAGGAACCCATGCCTGCCTCGACCTGCTCCTGTCCCTTTGTAGTAAGGAACAGGACCGCCTTCAAACATTTGTTTAGGTAGTCCTCTTAGTTTGCTTCCGTCTATTTTCATCAGCGGTTCCTTGCTGTAATCCCTAGGTGGGGGCAAGTCTGGCTGTGTTACGACAGGTGCTTTGTAATGTGTAGCTGCTTCTATGAGCAGATGCTTAGGTGTTAGGTTCTTTTGAACCCTGTTGATAAACGAAGTCACATCCCAAAATGATCTTTCATCAAGTACCTGTTGTCTACCTTCAGGTCTGTTCGCACCATAAGGTAAGCGAACATAGTTCCCTGGTGGTCTAGGTAATGAATCTTGTTTAGGGAATACAGCATCATAGGTAGCGTCTGTTAATTGCAGCGCTGCCATCATTGCTCTTCGCATTGTAAATGCTGGTGTCCATTCGTCTGCGAATATCCACACGTGACATCCCTTACTTTTGGACAGTTCAACGTAGCTTTCTATGCCTAATACTTTAAGTATTGTTTGTGCGTTCCTCGCTATTATTAACGAGTCCACACCTTCGTCTATGTCCATCGCTCCCCATTTGCACATCCAGAGTTCTTCTAGCATGTCGGGGTATTCGTTTAACTTGTCATGCTTGTACCCTTCGGGTCCGCATGTAGTTATGTAAGGGTCGTACACCATTGGGTATATTCCAATTTGGTTCTCGCCTGTTAGATGGTCGTACATTCTCATTGGTTATGTTTGTGTTGGTCAGTCGTCGTCATTGAAACTCATCTGCTCCCATGTGACTCCAGGCTCAAGCAATCTCCCACTTGCATCTATTGTGAGGTTTACTTCAGCCTTCTCACCATCGCCTGCTTTGTTTTTCCATAAGCCTGCGCTTATCTCATCTTCATAATATGAACGTGTCTCTTCGTCTAGGCTTGTATCATCCCAACGTCTCCACGTTTCTATTAAGAAGTGACTCTCACTGGTAGAGGCATAACGCCCTGCGTCTATACCACCTGCCGAGCCTCTGGTTCCAGAACCTCGCCCCGACTGGTGAACCATCACGCCTACGACACGCCAATCAGAGATCAGCTGCTTGAACGATTCGATTTTTCCTTGCACGCTTGCTGCGTCGCTTGGACCACCGCCTCGTATCAGCTCTAGATAATCGTAGATCAGCACTTGTGGTCGTTTACCTTCCCACAATGTGACGGATGCTATACGCATAGCTTTATCTAAATCATCCACAGACATTCCTGTAGATTCAAAGTGTAGATTGTTTTCATTACGCATAATCTCTGACACACGTTCCCATGCTGTCGAATCTTCACGTATCAATCTATGCACCCAATCCTTCTGGTCTATCTCCAATCTGATAGCCGCATACTTACCCCAAAACATTGTCTCTGTTTCATCAGGGCTAACCCATAGCGTTCTATGATTCCGATTACGCGCGATCATGTTCATAGCTAAAAGGCTTTTGCCAGTATGTGATTTACCTATCAAGGTGACCAGTTGACCTGGGCGTGCGCCACCTAAAGTGGCTTCATCAAACGCACGAACACCGAATGTCCATTCGTTGCCCGCTCGTAAGTCATGTTTCATTCGACGCACTTGTTCATCCTTGGGTGTGAACAAGCGTTGCATATCCGCAGGGGATATACCGTCTATCTCTATCGGGGCAGGAGGCTCTTCAGCTTCCTGCCCCAAGAGACGTTGAGCATCTTCAATGCTCAATCTTTCAGGCATCTACCTTCGCTAACCAGTTGTTAGGATCGACAGGTGCTGGTCGCTCACCCCAGTTAAATGGAGTGTGCTTAACTAGCCCACCAAAGTAACCGCTTTTGTTTGCAAGAGGATGGTTGCCATCTCCTTGCCCAAGGACAGGGTTACCTTCAGCATCTAGGCTGGTGCCTTTCTTTATTTTAAAGTCACCAAGCCCACACTTGCCTGTCTTAGTGGTTGGAATGTCCACGCCTCGCATGGATTCCGCCCAGTAATCCGCAGGGAATTGTTTAATTCCCGCTTGGAATAGCTTACGAACAGCTTGATTATCCATAAACATGCTGTCCTTTGAGGCATACGCGATGCCTGCCTGTTTCTCAGCCAAAAAGATTTTGTGGACTAAGTTATATTCCTCATCATCTATGTACATTGACTGCCTACCAGACGACGCTGCTGGTTGAACCTCTGTGGTTCCCTCAAAAGTGTCGTTGATTATTGCTTGTGCAGCTTGCATCCCATAATCAGGGGTGTCAGCTGCGGGTGGGGCTGCAGATAAGCTACCTTCTAAGGTTGCTTTCAATGCAGGTAACGCAAGAGCTAAAGCTTCTGCGTTTTCAATAGCCATAGTTACAGCTACCCCTTCGTCGCCGCTATTTTTCTCGGCGACAGCAAGCTCAACTGCTGCTTTTAAACAGACTTGAGCTTCGATACTTGCCCTTTCATTAGGGCTCATTGGCTTAAATGCCATTCTAAGTGCCTCCTATCGTTGCACCTTTACACTGTGCGAAGTAATCGCACCATTTTTCTGAACACCACCACCCATTATCACCGAGAGCCATAGCTCTTGAGTCGGATTCTAATAGTTGGCAGAGTCTCAGAACCTTTGCACGTAACCAATCTGTATGCGATTCATCACGTACTAAATCCATTCTGCCCACTCCTTTGGAGTGCATTACCGCATACGAAAAGTTAGGTATGCCAGTAGCCCAGCAGTAAGCCATGCTTTGCACATCCCACCTATCGTATTGCCATTTGTCTCTTGAGTAATCTCGCTTAGGGAATTTCCAATCCCATATACGATCCTCTTCTACAAGATCAACTGTTCCACTGAGGTACACGATACGTTCATCATCCTCAAAGAATAGTTTGTTGAAGTTCCATTCAACTTTCTTAGGTACAAGTTCTTCATACACTTCGTTGTACCAGCTTAGTATTCGGCTGAGTCCCTCAACCGTAGCGCTCTCTTGGTCATACGAGTTCCATATGTTTATCGTAGGAACCATCTTTGCCCAAAAGATATTGAACAACTCTGTTACTTCTGCTTCATCTGGAGGTTCATCAGCTTCCAGAATATACTCAGCAACTGAGTGGCACGCTGTGCCTAATGCAGCTGCGTCTTTAACTATCTCAGGGGAGTCATCCCATAGTTCTCTACGCCACCTCTCAAGGCACATGTCAGAAGTTTTTATTGATGACTGTCTAACCCAGTCATGCACCACCCTGCCATCTTCGGCAAGGTGAAGTGGAAATTTCATTGCTTCCCCCTTAATAGTACTAAGTACTCACAAAGTCTTTATAAGACTTTGTGATTACTAAGTACCTTAGTTAGTTTACCATTTTAGTATTACGATTGGATGACGGTTGTGTTACAATCCGATTCCGAGTTCTAATTCTTTTCGCATCCTCTTCACGGAGCTTTAAGTACTCCTCCCTTGTAAGCGAATCCTCATAAAAATTAGGTGTTATGTTTCCCATCACTGTCCTTCCTGTATGCAACGCCAGCTTGGATACCAATGACTCAATCCACCCCAACGTTTATTACTATTCATTCCATAGTACAGAAAGGATGCGACAGCCACGTTAGCTTGAGGATCATACATGCTTCTTCCTTCCATACCAGCAGCTTTGCTGCGCTCATCCCACCACTTAGGCAGATGTTGAAACCATCCTGTTGCACCACTCTTAGGATTAACTGCCGTTGAATACATGTCATCAGCATCCGCTGACGATTCACAATAAGCGACACGCAACATCGTGTCTTGGTCAGCTGGTGCAAAATACACTTGAACCCACTCACCTAGAGTAGAGCATCCATGCGCAAAGCTACTCAACGTAGCCACCAATAACAATTTACCTATCATTACATACTCCTTATCAACAATAACCGATCTGGATTTAACGACGAGCAGCAGCCATGCCCGAATGCAGGTGAATGCTTTTGTTCAGGATCAATAGCAATTATCTCTGCGTATTTACCGCACCGATAATCACCAACTCCTTTCCCTTCGAGAAAAGCACATTGGGATAGTCGGTCATCCCATTCACCATATGGGCATACTGATTGTTTACAACAATAGCCCGAACGCACACAGCTGCTACTCATCAGACCTTCCTTTCTACTGTCACGATGGTGTCGTTATGCCAACCACCATGAGGCACAAGAAGAATCTCCTCTATCTCAAAGCCATTAGTCTTACCCATGCCACCAGAGTTCCAACCGCAAGAGATAACCACACCATCCTTATGAACAATGCGACCTATCTCTTTCTTCATGTCACCCCAAAAGGATGACTGAGTATCCTGCATTTGCACAGTCCTACCCACACTCTCATAACATTCTTTTATCTGTCGTGGACTATAAGGTGGATCAAACAACACGCCCCCCACTTCAGTGTCACGCCACAATTCAAGAAAGTCTAACGCATCTATGTGATAGTGCGCTTCAAACTCAGGGTTCAAGTCGTTTGTCTGCGCCATCTGCCCTTTGAATACACTGTCACGCACGAAAGGATCAATCCATTGCAGATCTTCTTCTATGTAATACCTTTTAATCAACTCGTATATAGGTTTGATCTTGAATGTCTCAGAGTTGGGCATCGCCCACTCTCTAGTTATCTTCATCTGTATCCCACTCGTATCTTTTAGTTGGCTTGCATACGTCTTGACATATGCAAAAGAACTCACCCTTATGACAGCTGCACTTCTTTGCATACTGTTTACAGGGGCAGTACTTTGTTAGTAACGGATTCATGTAATCACTCATTGGATGTCCAACTTGCGCCAGTCCTCAACACGTGTACTAACCCACGTGTGTTTAATCGCAGCCCATATATCAAGCAACGAATCCAACTTCCAACCAGCCATAGGCTGAACATAATGCGCAGTCCACAGGTCATGCATCGCACCCTTAAAGCTGGTGTACTCGATGTTCTGCACATAATGCGTAAAGTATTTTTGTAAAAAGTTCTTATGAAAAGCCATGCGATACTTGTAATCACCATCCCACGCACCTTCAATCTGTAAGGATTTGAACTTCTGTTTCCTAGCTTTTGTGCCTATCAAATACCTTTCATCATAGTCACGCATCCCTTCACCAACAGACACATGATGTGCGTCATGTTCAAAAGGATTCATATTAAATGGTGGTTCGCTCATAATATAACCACACTCAGCTGCAATGATCCTGTCACGCATCCGTATCAGAGACACCTCGTCTCTTGCACGCACAACAACATACTCCTTAGGCATATATAACTTCTTGTACTTTTCGGGATCGCCTAATGTCCACGAAAAGAAACCATCTTGATTTACTATCCACATACTCTCCCCTCCTTTCATATAAGTGGAGGGATGGGGGGAAAAGAACCCCCACCCCTCCGAGAGCCGTCGCGAACGACGGAGGTGGTATCGCTACGACAGGCTCATTAACCTATACGTAGCAATGTATCCATCCAAACAGTCTCCC